TCCTCGCTGAGTCCAAGCTTCTCCATCATTTTTCTCTGTGCATCATTCACTAGCTTCACCACCTCCTACTTCTGCAAGGGATACGATATATTCCTCTTCGTTTGGTATTTGAAGTCTATATCCGTCACCATTACTGTTGTGGAATGTCAATGTACCGCCTGCTTCTACTTCGAACGGTTCCTGGAAGGTATTGTCTATGATGTCGGAGATGTCAATGATCTGTTCCTCATCGAGTTCGTAATATATGGTTTCATTGTTTTGCTGGAAGTAATCCTTAACTTCATTTGCATTAGCAAATTTAGATTCTGAATCCGTAAATACAAATCCATTACTTGATAATCTGAAAATTATATTCCCCCATTTATCAAAGAATGATTTGTTTGTTTTAAAATTAGTACAAATAGCGTTTAGCGTTGATGGTCTAGGTTTTTCAAAATCCGTAACTGTCATTACCCAATACGATTTTTCTTTAACAATGTTTTCAGATCCATCAATGGTATATTTGCCAACTCGCTTATGATATTCCTTATTCTCCCAGTCTACATAATTATACACATTGCTACTCACTCCGTCTCCATAACCGTCCAGATTAAGGATTGCTTGTGGAATTGGATGGGTATTTTTGTGATATGGAGAATAGGCTGTTGCAGTTGCACCGTCTTCTAATTGGAAATTTTCAAAAATACCACTCATACCGCCGTTTCTGAATTCAATATATTGTCTAGATTCAAAGGATTTATAAGTGAATTTTACCACTATATGTTTTTTTACATTAAGTGAAAATCCATCTATTACACCGCTTGAATTACTCCCATCACCATTTATTAGAAGCTTCATAACGGGATTATCAATCAACATTTTTGTTGGAATAAAATCAAATGACATTACATATTCTTTGTTGTTTTTCATTCTTACTCCAACACAAAAATATCCATTCGCATAACTACTAATTACTGCACTATTGCCAGCTTTGTCCTGTGTTACAGTAATTGAATTTGTTGGATTAATTGTAGATATTGTTGTTCCGTAGTTATTAGTAATATCGCGTTTTATGTTTTCATCGTAAATTCCCGCACATGAAAATCCATAGCAATCAAACAGATTTCTTCCCTGCTCTACCACTTCGTTCACCGGAATACTCATGAGCGTACCTTCGTTATACGGATAATAATCTTTCGGAAACATCGCTTCGAATTCTTCTGGCGTAGATGGTTCGTTGCCTGCGCTAAACATTTGAGTGAGGTCAAATAGTTTGAAATCCCGCATAGAATACCAGTCACCAACTGAAAAGCCTGAATCCTTTTCAGTTGGATATATTGGAATCTCATTATTAGCATCGTCCTCATTGCAAATTAATATATCGGCACATAATCTTTCAATATTGCTTTTTAAATTCTGTGTAGTCATTTTTGACGATCCAAACTTATCAAATCTCATTACACAATCTTTATTTGACTTAAAAAATGCGCTAAACAAATATTTGTGTCCTTTTTCAAATCGGCGAACTATATAATTAATATACGTATGATAATTATTAGTAGGTTCTGATAATAAAGTTGCGGTTATTGTATTTTTATCGGAATCTATTTTTATTTCCGCTCTGTTTCCATCATTTAAATAAACATTATTTTTCATGGCAACATTTGCCAACTGATTCCACACAATCGTCCGTCCACCAATTTTCTTTACACTGGCAAGTTTCGCTCCACTTGGAATATCTTTCTGATAAGCCTTCTCTGCATCTGTCTCGAACTGATAGCTGATGCCTTGGTTTAATTTCCATAGAGCGTCCAGGCTACGCTTGGTTTTAGCATCGTCCAAATAGTTCTTGCTCATTTCTTCCTTCAGAATGCTGATGCCTTCCTTATTAACATTAATCTGCTCCCGGTCGGCTGTGAACTCTTCCGCCACTGCCTGCATCTTATCCAGCTGTTCACTGCCGGCGTTCTGAATGTCTTGGACTGCTTTCTCGCCGGAAGCGGTAATGTCTTCATTAAGCTGTGTCCCAATTTCAATCTTCTCACTAAGAGAAGTGTCCAATGCACCCGCTTGCTTCACAGTCGCACTCAAAGTCTCCTGCATTTCACCGGCAGTCTTCGCGGATCCGTCCAAAGCTGTCTTGGCTTCACCAGCTTTCTGTGTGGACGTATCCAACTCTGTCTTTGCAGTTCCCGCCAACTCCGTGGACTTATCCAACGCCGTTTTAGTATTTCCTGCAGTCTGAATAGACTCGTCCAGTTCTTCCTTGGAAACACCAGCATTTGTAATGGTCTGCTCAAGCTCTCTCTTTGAACCTGCAGTCTGATTCAGAATCCGTTTGATCTCGTCATCGGTATGATTGATAATCTCCCCTGCAGAAGTCTCTTCCTGCTCCTGGATAGCTTTGATTGCTTCCTGCTTTTTCTCTCCAACTTCTTTCAGAGCATCTTCCTTGGTCTTTTCTGCTGCAACTGCACTCTCCGATGCACTGGCAGCATATTTCCCGGCTTCTGTCGCACTTGCCTTGGCGTTCTGTTTTGCTTGCTCCGCCCGATCAGCTGCAGCATTAACAGCTTCAACAGTTTCGTGAAATATATTCGGCTCCGGAAGAGCCAACCGAAGAACCTCTTCCGGTTTGGGTCTCGATTTTACATGCAAAATAATTTGATACTCTGTATTACCGGACGTATCATCGGTTACATATATCCAAGCGTAGATTAGATAATTTTGCGTACATTTTTCATTCTTCAAGAGACTGTCTGGAACTTTAACCTCTGTCGCACCATCTGCTGTAGTACCGATTCTTGTAAGCGTATCTCCGCCATTATCTTCGAGCGAAAACTGTACTTCTACAGCTTTCGGCAAATCTGCACCTGTGATCCTGAGTATCTGGCCATAATCATGCTGCCAGATGCCCGTGTATATCTCCTTATAGGTGGAATCCAACCTGCATTCTATAATTCTATTCATGTCTTTCCCCCATTAGAAATTGTACGTCGTAACTACCACATTATCGGACCACAAACTGAATGTCTCATTTTCTCCGTAAGCTTTCACTCTGACCGTCGCATTCTCCAATCCATCTTTAAGGAATTCATCGTAATAATTCGCTCGTACAAACGCATTGTAAGAAGTGGTATATGTCTTTTTCATTCCATCACTTTTTGTGACCTCAACCTCATAGCTTATTGCATTGTCTACTTTGTTCCAACTTACGCTCAGACATCCGTATGTACCGTATCTGGATGTTCGCTTGATGTACGAAGTGTACTTAACCGATGGCTTTTCCAATACGTTCTTCTCGAGGAACTTTTTAGCTGCTGCGTCCATTGCCTCCTGCAACTTATCGTCAATCTTGACTGTAATCTCTGGGATTTCCACTTTTGGCGGATTAAGTGGCGGTGTACATGCCATAGTCGGCACTGCACAGGTGAGTGTTAAGGCTACTAATAATACAGCTGCTAATAATTTTCTCATTTTTCTCATAGTTTTTTCCTCCTATTCTATCGCATACCATGTGTATGCACTATTACTTATTAATCCTTGTGCTTCGTCACTTGGTGTATATGTTACTGTCCCACCATTTACCGTTACTGCTCCAACACTTATGCTTGGACTTTTAATATACGAACCTGTTCCGACTCCAAAACCTCTACAAGTCCCGCCTATTCCATTCACTACTAATATTTCTATTCCAGTTGTGGCACTAACAAATGAATCTTTAACAACCAATAAGGTTGTAAAACTGTTTAATCCAGTGTCTATCGTTACAGCATTTGTTCCAGCGCCGGTTATCGTGCCCTGTGCAACATTTTTTCCTCCTGAAGAATCAGAAGATTCGTATGTTCCAGTGACTCCAAAAATAGATATATCTTTCTTAATATTTTCCGCTAACAGGTTTGCATCTCCATCAATTAATTGAGCGCCAGCAAGATATTTTCCTCCTGGAATTGTTTGGTTGGAAGTTGATGGAGTAATTTTTTGAGATGCTATACTTTCAATCGTTCCTTCAATCTGTCCGTTTTGTCCACAAGCAATTACTCCCTTGAGCATTTTATTTGCTTGTACGGTTACATCTGGACTGAATATTTTAATGTAATAATATCCATCTACAACACCGCTATCAGGATAAGCGTCAGATATGTCAGCAGATATATATTCAATCAGATTGTCTCCACGTTCATCCAACTCAACTTTCTCATCAGATAAAGTCCAAATTTGGTAGTTACTCATATATGGTTTATATAAAATCTTTTTTGCTTCTCCATTTTTTGTATTGGTTGGCAAATATAACTTATTTAAACTAATTGCAGAACTACTCAAAGAATAATATCCATCATCTGTAATTGTGCGAGAAGTGTATTCTGCTGCTGCAAATCCATTTGGTTTTGTTGTGCTACCAGTATTTTCTTTGGTTTCTTTCCAACCAATTTTACGGTCATACTTTGCCCACACATAAGCGCCGTTCCCGATACCCTTCTCACACTGATGTGTTCCAATAACCTCTTCGCCCGCAGCGTTATACCCTATGATTCCTTCCAACATCTTATCTGGAGCTACCGTAGAGCCCGATAGGTCTATGACCGTCTTTGAGCCATACATTACCTTGTTGATTCCCACTTTTTCACCTCCTATCCGATATTGACGGTTGTGCCACCAGATGAATCATCCTGTTCACTATAAGGAATGCCCTGTACTGTAACTTCCGCAAGGTAATCATATCCAGTGTCCGGTGTCACTACCTGTTCCGATGTTCTTGGTGTGATTGTTTTTGACTGTACTTTTGCGCTTGAAGAACCGCCACTCGAAGAGCTTGTGCTTGTTCCGAAGTATGTAATTATATAATTGATTCTAATAGGACCTGCTTTTGCGCCAGATGCCAATGTTGCGTACCATGTTCCATTTTCATATGTGGCGCCCTGAACATGCACCTTCTGGGCGCCTCCATCCCCGTTTGAAAATGATACGGCTACGTTAGCGTTTGAGGCATCGCTTATACCGAGCACTTTGTTTATATCTGAGTTTGAGATAACCGAAACTGATGTGTTGTCTTTTAGACTTATGTTGCATACTCTGGACCCAGCGAAAAACATCTGTATATTTTTTCTTAATGAATTAAAGTTATTATTTAGTGACTCAAGTTCTTTTTCCAATTCCTCATTGGTTTTTCTCAGCGTAAAGAGCTGTTCTAGCGCCGTGATGCTCAGTCCCTCTATCTTCACCCTGTACAGAGGAAGTTCTCTCACCTTTCCCGCCTTGTATAGGTCTTCTTGTACAATCTCTGGATCCGTTGCTGTGCTTCCTGCCGTGCCCTTCTTGACTTCACATGTGTATGTATCGATACCACCGGTCCCGGTCGTTTCGAATCTTGCTACAATGATGTCGTTTCTGTTCTTGCCGCTCTGTCCATTTTCGATTTCGCAATCAATATAATCCCCGTAAGGGATACGGGCGAAATGTCCTCCTACGCAGATAATTCCATCTGCAATTCTTACCTTGTTATTGGACAGCACTGTGGCTTTACACGACTGTCCGTTGGTAGATACTCCGTCTCCGCCAAAAAGGCTCTGATAGATAGACGCGTCATCTTCCGCGCATATATGCGCCTCGTCTGCTGTTGGAGTATTTACTGTGATTGGTTTTAATCCAGACATTTAATCATCTCCTTTCACTTCATAATCTATCGTTAGCTGTCCATCGTTGATTTTTAATATTTTCTTTTTAATTGGCTTCATGACTGTCGTATCTGTGACTTCGTCATACCCAGCTACAATGTCGCCGATTTCCAAGTCTGCATCTTCTATCGTCATTTGACATTTTTTATAGTTCTGCAGGTCCTTCAATCGTTTCATGCCGTCTTGGCGAAGCTGATTTGCGTCTGCGCTTGTGAATATGTAGACTGCTGCCACTTCGTCCAATCCATAATAATATTGCTCATCACCTATCGTTCCATCCTCTTGTACATACAAGTGTAATATAGTTCTGTCTTGATTCTCCCCTTCTCCAGCGCATACCAGATGGTTGACGCCAGCTCTGTAGTCCTCTATATCCAGATTAATGCTACATTCCTGATCATATTCTTCATTAAGAATCTTCTTTTCTTTTGCCCCTATCTGCACATATCCATATTCCAGCCCTTCTGGCTGAATATATTTGATATCCAGTCGGTATCCGTGCTGATCTAGGAGCTTCATAATGGCATCATATAATGTTACATATCGGTCTACTGACCAATTCTGCACCTGTATTCCCGTATTTTCTGCTGACACCACAAACAGGTCTTCGAATCTGTCTCCTATTAATGTTTTCAGCGTTTTATTCAGCTCTCCTGAGAGTATTAAATGTTCCTGCCCTAAGGGAGGTTCAACTACTTTGTATTCAAGCATCCCTCTCCATGTTGGGCCTGAAAACACTACCTCATTACTTTCTGATATGGATTCTATATTTTTAACGATTCCGCCGTATTCTGTTCCTGGAATGTATACTCTTCCCTTATATCTGATAGACTCTCTATCCCATTCTGATTTGGGCAAGCGTATTTCAAAATCGTTTGTATCACCATTGTCCAGATCTACTTTTGCTGTTTTATTCAGCTCTCCGTATTCTTCTCCTGTTGATTTTGCAGTGATGAACATTAATTCTTTTTCCTCTGGGATATCTGTTGCAATCATCTCCATTTCGGTTCCCCTCTCTCCTCGTAAATAATCAAGTCGAAATCAAACTTACCTGTCCATGATATAGGTTGTCGCCCCGGATCAATTTTTCTGAAAAAGTTTCTTCCTTTCTGACGATTATGATACAGATTTTCCCGTTCGCCATTCTTTGTCACTTTTATGATGGTCCTGTTCCTGCTGTCAATGGTAAGGTATTCATCCTCTTCCAGTATCACATTCACCAGATATGGTACACCACCTATTGCGACCATTGGATTTACCGCTGATCCGTAAATGGTCAACTTGAAATTCGAATTCGTAAAATGTGGATTGATTATGTAAGTGCTGTTCGTCCCATTCGCATATCGATACGGATATCTTCCAGGATATCTCTTATTATTCGTACTGCTTACACCGAAACTATGAAATGTATATGGATTTTCTCCGACCCACATTGGGTACTCCACGGCAAGCGTTAGGCTTACATCTATATATCCCGCTTCCGGTTCCCATTCCGACTTCTCACTAGCCGTCACATAACAGTTGAGATACATACCTCCCACGTATAATCTTCCTGGTGTCTTTTTTAAGACGTCAATGTCTGTGATCTCGTGCAAATAATCAATTGCCTCTTCATAGTTTTCTACACCATAATTTACAATGCTTAATGTCAGTGTTCTTTCTTCCAGGTCTTTTCGGATATTGGTGATTTTTCCACCTCCGCCAAGTCTCTGTTTGCTTTCATAGTTCCATTTGTATCCGAACAGCTCTCCTGTCTGAAGCATGTATGGCGGTTCCAACAAGTCAATCTTCTCATTATTGCTATTTACATAATAGATGTCTTTCACTGCTGTACCTCCCGCACAAATCTTCCGCATTCGCGTCTGTCCATTACCATTTTTATTCCATCAATGTTTTTTGCAAATTCTTCAGATGCAATTCCTGCAAATTCTGATGCCAGTTTCTGAATATCTGAATCCTGTATATAGGCTTTTACAGATTCATCCTTTCGTTTCCACAGCTGATCTTCTTTGACCCTCACGGCTCGGATTGCCTTTTCTGCCGACCGGTTCGTCTGGGCGTTTACTGTCGTTTGAACCATTGCCATTGTTTCCGGGATATTCAGTGTCTTGATTTTGTTTTGCAATGTTTCTAATTCCAAAGCGCTCAGTGTTCTTTCTGACATCTTTTCAGCTTCCTGTACTGCCACATCTGCGTTTTCCTCAATTCCTCCACCAAATCCAAGGTCGAAGTTCTTGCCGGACTTTTTCGTTTTCCTCGACGGGGAATGTTCGTCAAGTGTTCTTCTGACTGCGTTGTAGGCTGCTGATGCCAGCTCTGCTGCCGCTGATGCGGCACTTCTTACCCAGGAGCCGATACCTCTAACGAATCCGGAGCCAAAGTTAGAACCCGGTGAATAACCATCGGCTGATTCTGCCCCTGATTTTGCATTTGATGCAAGTGCGCGTCCTTTTGCGCCAGCTTCACTGACTTTTGTTCCAACTCCTGCGGCATATCTCGCACCGAACATACTGCCTGCTCTGGAAGAGTCTATGCTTCCAGCTCCTTCATTGGCTGCTGTAGCATTGGCGCGTCCGGCATTCTTGGAATTTCCTGTTTTAGACTGTATTCCTAGTCCGAACAGATCCATAATCTTACTTCCGATACTTTTAGCACCTTCCAATACTCCGCCACTATGTAAGGAATTCAGAAAGTCTGTAATTACACTATTTCCTTTTGCACTCAGTTCTCCAGTGCCCTGTTCCAGTCCTTGTACTGCTCCTGGCCATACATTAGAAAATATCTCTTCCACTTTTCTTGATGGAGAATGTACTTCTAGCGCTGCCCTCAAAGACTCCAGGAATGCATCTGCTCCCTGCTCTGCCGGATCTACCAGGTCTTCAAAACCTTGCAGCCCTTCCAAGGCTCCGTACCAGGCTTGTGCAAATGTATCTTTTGTTTTGGAGTCCAGTCCATTAAAGCCGTTAATAAAACTGTTTAGGTCTGCCTGTGCTTCGGCGTCCAGTTTTCCGTCCAGATCTGCCTGTGCCAGCGCGCTTATCATTGCCGTGCTGGCTTCTGGTCCTATATCTTTGATTCCCTGTGCGATTCCTCCCGGAAGCTTGCTGAATTCATTGATGGAATCAACCGCGGCTTTTGACAGCGACTGATACGTGCTGTCTGCCATCTGTAATGTTCCATCTTGCACAAGCTGCATAGTACTTATCATAGAATTGGCAGTATTATACATCTCGTCACGCGCGCTCTGTGAGCTTGCAAGTGTCTCTTCGTTGAATGATCTGTATCCGGTTATTAATTGATTCAATGCAGCTTCAATCTGTTCTGAGCTTCCAGAAGCCATAGCCTCAACTAATGCATCATAGTTATTGACTTCTGACGATAACTGCTCCATTGAACTTCTAGTGTTATCTAACTGTTTTTCCAGCTTTTCCTGTTCGCCTTTTGCCTTATTCCATGCGTCTTCGTAAGCCGCTGCTGCTAGTGAACCTTTCCCTGATTCTTCTCGATATTTTTCCTCTGCCTCAGTAACCTTTTTCTTTTGTTCTTCCAAGGCTTTGCTGACTTCTTTATATTTTTCCGCGGCATCTATGGACTTCTGGTAAGAATCTGCCATCTCATCCTTCATGGATTCTACAGTAGCTTCTGCTTTTTTCTGTACAATCAGTTCTTTGATTGCCTCAACAGTCTCTCCGTATTTCTGGATCACACCATCCGTCATTTCTATCTCGGTACCAAGCGCTTCTGACAGTTCCCCAGTGATCACCTTTGCCCTCTCTTCATATCCGGCTTTCACCTGACCATTGGCATCGGTGATTGACTGTAATTCAGATAACAATGAGGAATACTTGTTGTATTCCCGATCAATGCTTCCAATCGTTTCCTCTCTTGCCTGTCTTTCTTCTGCAAGGGTATCTGTAATCTCCTGGCTGGATTTTAATGCTTCTTTCTGGCTGTCTGATAGCTCATATTGCGCCTTCGCCGCATCACCTGTCGCTGCCTTAATCGCATACATGGCACCTACCAGAGCTGCTGCTGCTACAACGATTGTTCCTATTGGATTCGCCGTCATTGCAACATTCAGCTTTGTCTGTGCGGCTGTCCACAGACTCGTAAGTCCTGTTGTTGCAGTAATCTGACCATTGTACACCGCCATGAGTGTCTGACGCGCTGTAAGCCCTCCATTGGTCGCCATTAACTGCAATGCATTGGCTTTCTCCATTTTATTGAGTACTAAGGTAGCCGCTGCATTCGCTTTTACAACCTTTGTCGTTACCTTGCCAATTGCTGAAAATGATTTCATTCCGGCTGCTGATGACACTACAAGCGGTGCTAATATTCCGAAGTTCTTAGCCAGGAGCTTCACTGTGCTTGCCGCTACTGGAAGTGTTGTTTTTGCAAGCTTACCGCCTACATTCACGATTTCCTGTATTGGCCTTACAACTCCGGCTGCTTCGTCACTCATTCCTGCGATTTCATCTGCAGTATCATTGAATATCTCGCCAGCTTCCGCTACAACTGCATTCAGTCCGCCAGACTGGAATGCTTTTGACAGACGGTTGATATCCTCTGTTCCTGCATCAACTGCTTTTTTGAGTGGTGTCTGTATCTTTTCATAGATTGCAATACCGAATCCTTCTAATGCGGATCCAGCTATTGTAAGGCTTCCTTTAAGATTATCATTCATGGTGTCTGCCATTTGCTCTGCAGCACCGTCTGCATTGTATATTGATGTCTTTAAGGCATTGAAATCCGCATCAGACGCATTCACAATGGCAAGCAGTCCGGACATTCCTTCCTGTCCCGCCAGTGTAGCAGCGTATTGTGCTTTCTGTGCCTCTGAAAGTCCAGAAAAACTCTGTCTTAGATCCCCCATAAGGGCATCCAGCGATTTTGTCTTTCCTTCCGCGTCAGTCATGGAGATTCCCAGGTCTTCCATTGCCTGTGCCATAGCATCTGTCGGTTTTACAAGGTTCGTGAACAGCTGTCGCATTGATGTTCCAGCCTGACTCGCCTTAATACCGGAATTGGCCATAAGCCCGATTGCTACCGCGCAGTCTTCTACGCTGAATTTCAACGCTCCTGCCACGGGTGCCACGTACTTGAACGTCTCACCCATCATTGCAACATTGGTGTTGGAGTTTGAAGATGCTTTTGCTAAAACGTCTGCAAAATGCGAGCTGTCTGATGCTGCCATTCCGAATGCGGTAAGGGCATCTGTTACAATATCTGATGTTTTTGCAAGGCTTTCTCCTGAAGCTGCTGCCAGATTCATGATTCCATCAATACCACTTAGCATGTCTTCCGTCTTCCAGCCCGCCATAGCCATGTACTGAAAAGCTTCCGATGCTTCTGTAGCTGAAAATTTCGTCTTGGCGCCCATCTCTTTTGCCTTTTCAGTGAGTTTGCTTAATTCATCTCCTGTTGCTCCTGAGATAGCAGATACCTTTGACATTCCCGCTTCAAAATCAGCTCCAACTTTAATTGAATAACCTGCCATAGCACTTAGTGCGGCTGTTGCCGCGCCTGCTGCCACTTTCGTTGCTGTCATCGCCTTATTTGCGAATGATGAAAACTTGGACATTGCTGCCTCAGCCTTTGCGTTGTCTAATTCGGTCGTGATTTTGATTGTTCCATCACTGGCCACTTTGCGTCACCTTCTTTCGGTACGCAAAAAAAGCACAGCCTTTCGCCATGCTTTTATTGCTATTTTGGGAACGGCAGGAGCTTATGCCTGTCATTCCTTATTTTTGTTTTCTGGATTTTACATATGCTATCCAGGAAGCGTTCCTTTGCTCTAGTGTCATTTTCTTTTTGTCTTTACTAAGGCTATAGAGTTTTTTCATCTCATTGATGTATGCTCTTCTATCTCTATCCATGCCAGATGTGCTTACCTTTCGGTAATACATGATTTTCTTCATCTGTGTCTCTTCGTTTAGGGAATCGAACAGAGCTTTGAATTTCCACCAGTGCAGATCCTGTACTTCTGTAAGGTCTATATCGTACTGTTCTTTGAATGCTGTATATATATATGCGGCATCTTTTGAGAATGAATACGCTGGTTCTCCTGTACTTTTTCTCACATACCGCTTCTTTGTCTCTTCCTGTTCTTCCACGCATTCTCCACAGCCATAGAACCATACGATTTTTTCTATTGCCTCCGGAAGGTTATTGGGAATCCGCGGATAGTACAGGAGCAACATTTTCAATATCCTCTCTTCATCTTTTATCTTAGAATTCAGGAGTGCATCTAACTGTATTCCAATTCGAAAGTCTGTGTTTATCGGAACTTCTTTCCCATCTATTATGACTTTTGAAGGAAGTTCCTTTGTAATCATGTCGTAGATCATTTACTAAACCTGTCAATCAGTTCCTGCTTTTTCTCTGTTACCTTTGGTGTAATGTGTTTTTCATACATATCATACATCTCTTCCAGGATATCCATACACTCCAGAAGATCTGTGCTTTCCCCAAATACTTTTTTCGCCTGCTCTTCTCCGAAAATGTCTGTTACATAATCAATGACTGCCTGGCACTGCATTCTAATTCCGTCAGATCCTCTTTCGCATTTTGCTGCTTCATCGAATGTTTTTACTACTTTGTCAAATCCGTCTTCATATCGTTTCGATACTTCCGGATTCAACAGATTCGCTTTCAGTGTCTGTCCCTGTAATACTACTTCGATCATTATCTTCCTCCTCTACCGCTTCTGTTGATACGCTGTTTGTCTCAGCCTCTGTTCAAGAAGCTGAGTACTCAAACTCCTCCGGTGTCTTTCCCTGTTTCTTGAACTCAATGTCAATGGAAGAAGATTCTCCGGCATTTCCTGAACCGTCAGAATTTACGATAATGGAACACTGTCCTTTTTCTCCTTTTCCGTTCAAAATATTAAAGTACAGGTAGTTTACAACAACCTTGTTTCCTGTGCCGTATTTTCTCTCGTGAGCCAGGCAGTAATCCTGAGCTTCGTCGCCAACATATCTGTCTCCTGTCACTGAGAATGATCTCTGCGTTCCTGTCTTCATTGTGTTCTGTCCTGCACGGATATAGGTCTTATCCTGTGTGATCGGATTCAGGTTAGAATCCAGTCCGGCAATTCCCATCTCCACAACCACAAAATCTGCCGGTGTGGTTGCTGTCTTTCCTCCTGGGTTTGTGTCAATAGCAAACACATAGTCGTCATTGGTTACCCAGCCTTCATAATTCGCGTCTATGATATAACCTTTCATTAACTCGCTTAATTTCATGTTCTACTTCTCCTTCTCGAAATATACAACCCTGCATGGTATCTGGTACTGCGCAAGTGCATTTTTCCAGTCTACCGTCGCAAGGTTCGGCATGTTCTGTAAGTTCTCAATTTTCTTAATCTGGCACTGTTCCCCGAAATCCGGGTAATTCTTTTTCCGGTTCTGTTCCTCAATCCAGTCCATGAATTCCTGTCCAACTTTCATAGCCTGCATATTCAGGTCGTCCGTATCCATAGAATAGTGCCATGTGATCAATATGGTGAAACCATATTCCTTATCTGCAGCTCTTATATACTTCCTCAGTACTCTTCCGGAAAAATTCGTGATAAATGATACGGAATGCGCCTCGCCGTCTGCAAAGTTAAACGTCATATTCGCTTTACAGAGTTCATTTATTTTATCTCTGACATATTCCGTCATGATTTCATGTTTATTCATCGTTTACTCCTTATGTATGCCTGTACTGCTGCCGTATAAGCTTCCATCTTTGCTGCTTTCATTTCTTTTTCCCACTCTGCTGTTGCAAGTGGGTGTCTGGCTCCGCTATGATTCAGGAACCGGTCTGTCACAACTTTGCTTTCACCTTTTTTCGCCCAAGGGCTTCCGGTAATCCTGGACACCATGACATAACCTTCGTGCTGGAAGTGTGCATAAGGCGACAAGTAATGAATGACGCCCTTGTCTCCTTCCACGAATGTTCGAACATTCGAAGATAGAACCATGCTCTTTGCCGGAACATATGGCGTCATTAACCTTTTTGCTTCCTGTGCCATGAATAGCAGCGTTCTCTTCCCTCCGGTCGCCTCTGTTGTGATCATCGGTATCGGCTTATTCCATTGGAAATGTATATCCATCTAACCACCTACCCTGTAATGTTTCTCACACATGTGAGAGGTGTTGTCCGAAAATGCAGTGACCTCAAATGCTTCTGGTTTCCATCTGTTCAGCAGCTCCGATGCAGTGTTCGGTGTTTTTCCGGTGATTTCTTCCTGGCAGTCACCTTTTACTACAATGTCGCCTATGTTGAATGTGAAATAACCTGCTCTTTCTTCTTTTGAGAGTTTTGTATATTCCCTGTACGGAAGATACTGTGGAGACTGTGCGATTCTGGCGGTGTACACACTTGCCATGCTTGCAGTTTTATCTCCGTTCGTTCTTCCCATTACACACTTGAAGAAACACTTATTCACTGTCGAACGATGCCAGGTGTTCTCTTTTTCACCACTATCTTTTGCTTTTACGCAATTGTATATGGTGATTGTCTGGTTATAGTTCGGATTCATGCCTACCTCCCACTGTATAGAAGCCCTGTGTCTGCCAGATGCTTATATAAAGTCTCCTGTATCTTTTCTTTTCTCTTGGATTCCGTGTAGATGGAATTGGACAGGTCGTAAGTACCTGTCTCTCCATCGTTTCCGAAAGAGGCTAACGGTCCAGGTGCGTCAGATCCAGAATACCTGTCGTACTTACACAGATATTCTGCGACGTCGCACACGCAATCTTTTACCTCTTCCGGTATCTCATCCAATCCTCTGCATCGGTTGAATGTAATCTTATCCACCTCAGCTCGCGCCTGCTTTTCATAATACAGATAGTTGCATTCTTCAATTACTGGCTCTTTTCCAAGGAGGTATTCCTTTTCATAGTATTCGTAATCTGCATACATAACGATCTCCTTATGAGAAGTCTACTAACAGGCTTGTGTCCAGTTCCTTGATTCCATAAATACAATCGAAAGAGACTGTATCTTTCTTTGTTTGTGGGTCGTAATCCATAACTACGCGTACTGCAAGTCCGTTTGCAGATGCGATATGGGCTTTTGATGCACCCATCGGAAGTTCCAGCTGTCTTGTTACAAGAGCAATACCATTTCTGTGGAACCCTAATGCATGAGCCTTGTTAATTACCTTGACTGGTGTTGCAGTTTCAATGTCTGCTGGAAGATTCTGATCTACTTTCAGTGTTCCTGCTCCTCCTGTAAGAGTGAGTGCCTCTGTTACTGTATATGTGTAACCATTCACAATGAGCTGATCTCCTGCCGCAATTGTTCCTGCTTCCGGTTTTCCTTCCGTCACATTAAGTTTTGTATCATCTGCAGTTCCTGTTACTTTATATTCTGTAACCGTTCCTGGCTTATCTGCTGCAGAATGCGGGCAATTTTCTGTAGAATATGTCTCACATGTGTATACCCTTCCGATTTCTGCATCACGGAGTGCCTGTGATGTTCCCGCATAGCACTGTTTTGCGAAATTGTCGAGGGTATTATACTTGTACTTGATCTCTGCCGGCAATACAAGACGTCTGTTCTGCAACGGTGCGTTCGACATATCGAGCGCTTTTCCTACTCCTGCGATATCTGTAATGCTCGGTTTTGCTGAAACTGTTGCGGATTTAGCTGCCATCTGAATTCCAACAGCTAAAAGATCCTGGTCGATTGCCTGCGCAATTGCAGATAATGCCGGTGCAACTACCTGAGTAGAAAAATCTTTAATGTCGAGTGTTAATTCTTTCGCTCCAACCTCTACAGTAACATCTCTGAAGCGATCCATCTTTACAACTGCCGAACCTTCGGTGATGTTCTGGCTGTGCACCTGCCCTGTAAAGTTCTTTGCTGAGAATCTTGCAGGCTTTCTGATGGTAATGCTGTCTCCTACTTTTACAAATTCTTTCGAATAGTCTCTGTGTACAAGATTTGCCATGGTGAGCTGATTCTCCAGTACCATGAGCGCCTCCTGTGCAATGATTTTCGGTGTTAAAAATGTATTTGGCATTTGTTTATCCTTCCTTTCCTATTTGCCCTCTCTCCATGCTCTATACTCTTCATAGGACATTTCTTCCGGGTTCTTTCCTGGCGGTGTGACAGTCTGTCCTCCTGTCTGTCCAATTGGGTTGTTGATTGGCTCATCGTCTCCGAACATGTAGGCATTTTCTTCCTTGCATGCATTGACTGCTGCCTGCACGTCTGCAGTCTGGTCTTTGCTTTCCATTAAGCTCGGAATATCCAAAAGCGCTTTGATTGCTTTTGTATTTCTTCCACCTAATGTCGTGATTGCTGCGTCCAGAATTGCATCGAATTTCATCTGTGCAATCTGATTTTCATATTCTTCTTTCTGTGTTCCCATTTTTGTGGTGAGGTCAGCTAGATCAGTCTGTAACTGTTTTACATCCACCCCTTCAAAGCCTCTCAGCGTCTCCTCTGCCTCGTCAAGCTGGCTTCGTAGTGTGTTTCTTGCGGTATCTGCCTCATCATACTTGGCTTTGCTGACATATTCGCCTTTATTCAGGTCAATCAGCTTCACCTGTTTGTCTTTGTTCTCTGGTTTCTCGTTGTACCCTTTGATGAGATTTACGAATTCCTCATATCTGTCTCCAAGTACTGCTTTCAAAAAATCCATATTCTTTCCTTTCCATTGTGTTTTTGTTTTTATCTGCGGTGTCTTCCGCCCACAATACGTTGTTTATATCTCTGTTCGCAAGAGAGCGTTAGTTTATATGACTTCCCGGTCAAAATTGTATAAAAATAAGACGCATAACCCTGCGTCTCAACGGGAGATATCTGGATCACCGCCTTCCTAGGCAACAATGCTCTTGATTCCATAAGCTAATGCACTGTCATGCTCAATCACACAACCTCTTGCATCTTCCCACCCCTGCGCAAAATACGCCACATCTGCTCCTGACAGAAGTTCCAGGGATTTTCCAAGGAACCACAGTGGTTTTGCATCTGCTGGTGCTTCCTGGAAGAAGGAATCAATCACTTCTACCGGTTCACCGATCATTTCTTGCGCAAGCTCAATTGCTTTCTTGCGTTCTGCCAGAATATCTTCATCTGACTTACCTCTCATAGGCTGACTAATAAATAGTTTTTTCACTTTTTCTCACCTCCCCACCTTAAAAATGAATACAAAAATACCACCGGCCATATTGACTGGTGGTACCTATTTCATATTTTGAAATTTTATTCCCTTTTTACATTCTTTTTCGTAGGACTCTTCAAAAACCGCATCTGGGATTCCATCTGGAAATGCTTTGCATTTCATTTTGTTCGAATCTGTAAAACAGTGTTTGCATATCATGCATTTCGGAACTGCAGAACTATTTCCTCCTCCAAGGAAGGATGTATTTTTCGATAAGTTTCCTTGCTTCATCTGGTATCCTTTCTCCATTCCTGTATCTGACAAATGCTTCCGCCAGGCATTCTCTTCCATCTTTTGTTCTGTCTGCATATTTTGAAATTCCCGGAACGTACTGACCTTTTATTTTTTGAACCATGTTCATGTATTCCGTTGCAGTAGTGCAATTCTGGAATGGAATTATATGTGCTATTTCATGAGCAATACAATCTTCGTAGTTTTTCTCTGCAAAGTATCCATCAGAATGTTTTGCTCTTATTCTTTCTTCAAGCTTATTATAATCTATTGAATAATCAAATACAATCCCATGTTTTAACACGCCGTCTTTATCCAAATATGCTCCTGTTAAGAAGAAATCATGTCCATTAAGCTTTTCGCCCTCTATCGAATCCAGGTAGATGATATATTCTTTCTCCAGCTTCTTAAGTGCCTGATTTATTTTCGTTTCAATATCCTGATTCAATTTTGCTTTCTTTACCACTTCCTGTGGGATAGACAGCTTCATTTCACTTAACTTTTCGCTCTTCTTGGCAATCTTAGTAGATATTCTTCCAAGTCCATCCATGTAGATCCGGTCTCTCTGCTCCGGGAGCTTCATGGTCTTGGAGAACCTCACGTATTCGTTCATGGTTTGGTTGTATCTCGCCTTTGCGCCCATGATTTCCAGTTCATTTAAGCTGCCTTCTTTCATCAGCTTAATGTCCTGTCTGTATTTTCTCATGGTCAGTTCCATTTTTCTCTGATACTGTAATGCCTGATATGTATTATACTCCTTGCCGTAGTATGGTGTTGTCTCATTTTCCCTCGCCATCATATCTTCCAGTTCTTCATCGGTATAGTTCCTTACGGATATTCCAGGAACGAAAGGTTCATACCAGTGGTAGCAATTGGCTCCACATAATCCGGTCACGGTTCCCAATCCACAGACTGACTGTAATTCCTTATACGGATATACGCGTCCCTGCCATGGCTGATGCGTCGGTCTTGCCCCGATGTGATAAGACACTTCATAAGTGTCAGTGTCCAGATCATCAGCCAATTGCTCATTGATATGCCCAATCACTTGACGAAAACCGGTCATTAGTGCTGTCCTGGAGGCTGAATCTACTCTGTAAGTCCTGCCGGAAGCATATTCCACAGTTCGAAGTCCGCTCCTGGTCATATCCTGTATTACCTTTTTGAGCGCCACATCGTAGCTGAATGCCCCTGTGGTCACTCCAAGTATGGCTTCGTCTAGGGATTTTTGAAAGAACTTAGCTGTGGGGAGGAATTGTCTCTTCCCATTCACGATTCTTGTGAATCCCAGTGTCTGTGAGATATTCTGGAATGTTCCTTTTGTCTGTGTGACTGCTGCCGCAATCGTTGCCTGAATATCCGGGTGCTTTCCAAATGGTGTCTGTTTCTTTCCCATGGAATCATACTTATCTTCGTACTGACCATAGATATTGGCGGTTGTCTGGTTGTATAGCCTGTCTATTTCCTCGTCAGAAGCTTTTAGGTATATTTTGATCTGCTTCTTGATGTAATCATCAGAATACCCCATCTGTCTTAACGCATTGACCTGATAGTCTGCTGATGATGTCATGGACTTCTCTATGTCCAAGTTCGCTTTTATTCTCCGGACAATATCCAGCATGATGTTTACTTCCAAATTCCTGGCTGCTTTTTCCATCGCAAGTGTTAGTGCTTCGATTTCTCCTTGTGACATCATGGCTTACACCTACTCAATCACATCGGCTGTCTGAGCTACCATTTTCTTGGCTGTCTCTTCGTCCTCTGCATAATGCTTCATGCGGTACTCCCATAACTGCATAGCTCCAAGCGCTACATCTGCCCTGTCGTTCTCTCGTTCTGTTGCTTCATCCTCCAGAATACTATCCTTGAACGTGCAGCTGAATTCATAGCCACTGCGTAACATTGCATTGTAGAATGCAAGCGCATATACCAAATCTTCCAAGCAATCCTTTAAATTGGACTGAATCGCTGCTACCATGTTGAACTTTCTTTTCTTAGCGATCTTGGCTTCTGTGGCAGTCTTATCTACATCTGCAACATCTGACAGGTCTCCATAGCTTAAGCATACGCTGAACTCCAACTGTCTTAGATGGTAGTTGAGTCCATTGATGATATTCACATCTCTGAACTCCGGTGACCACTCACGGTAAAGGTCTTTATATTCTCCATCTTGAAGGTCAAGTGTTCTGTATAATCTGTCGTCAAGATCTGCAGTTGTGAATGACGTTTCTCCGTTTGGTCCGATCGTGGTCTTCTTAACTGCTTCCGGTGCTACATGTATCGCACGCTCACCAGACTTGAATTCCCACTTTAACCTCGCGTTCTGAATGTCCACTTCCTGTAGTCTGTCAATTCCTGCTTCGTAGATGGATACTCCACACGGGCTTCCATCTATCTCATTCTTGATCGGATTTCTGTAATAGCCGAAGTCCGGTCTCTCTATTCCCTGATAAGAAATGCTCTTTGGAAAATTCTTCCACTCTTCTACAGATTCCAGGCTTATCTCTCTTCCTATGTCGTCCTGTGACTTACTGACGAATGCCCGGTTGCTAATAGTTAGCATACTATCTATTAAGGTGTGTCTTTCCAATCTGCGGTAGTAATCTTCTCCTTCTTTCTTGTCCTGAACGAATACTACATCTGTTAGCCTGCCTCTTTCATCGTAAGAGAGCGGTATGAACTTATCTGCCGTTAGATACTCTACCTTGTCACCGCCTAACGGCTTGATGATGAATGATCCGAGTGCGAGTCCAGATTGCAGGTTCTCATTCAAGTCTTGAATCGCTTTCTTGTATATATCATCCAAGCGTTCAATGGATACCTGAGACTCCATCTCATTCAGACAGACATTGGCGAACTCCATACAGATGCCCTGCTCTTTTCTCAATGACGTTATGGGATTTTTGCACCAAGGCGCCATTCCAATATACATGTTATGCCAAAACTCTATTCTCTCCTGCATGACACTTGAAATGCAGGGCTTTACGTCTAATACCTGTTCTATGCTTTTTGCCGGGAACATCTTTCTTATCACCCCTCTCACGAAGGTCTTTAGTTTTTCGAGCATTACTCGCCCCTCCGTTTCCATATACTGTTTGTTGCATACCTTGTTGCGTCAATCGTGTGGTCGTTACCATCTGGATAACCACTAATGACTTCGCCGTCTTTGTCTCTTTCGTACTCGTATTCCATGAACTCTTGTGCTGCTACCGGACATCTTACGTTGTCAATGATGATCTCCCGGAGTGATTGCAGCCATTTGTACGAATATGTACGGCTGTCCGGTCCTTTGTTTGCCGGACGTGCAAATAATCCGTATGCTCTATAGTCTTCGATAGATTTATTCTCTGCACTATCACAGGTCAACAGGTCGTTTCCTGTAATTCCAAGCTTGATCAGCTCTTCAGCAGTCTCTTTGTTTCGTTTCTTCTGGCAGGTGTATTCCTGCCAGATATATAGTCTTAGCCTTGCCGCATCATAGTGAACACGGACAAATGCGTACTTATCTGGGTAGAATCCCCAGTCAACACCGTTTTTGATGTTATCGAACTGAGCTATCTCTTCATCGGTAATCGCTCGGATTACCAGATTATCGAATACACTTCCTCCGGATCCGTTAGGAACTCCAAGATATTCATTCTCGTAAGCATCTGGGTTTGTCTCTTTCAGGAATTCCGCCTCGTCAATGAATGGCTTTCCAAGCCATTTCTGAGGAATGTCCAGATATGTGCTCTCTGTCACAAGCCTTGTGGCTTTCGGTATCTTGATGTACTTATTCGCCCAGTTGCTTGCACTCTTCGGTGGGTTGAACGTCTTGAAGATATAGGCTACATCTCCACCTCGGATTACAGACTGTTCAATCTTTCTGACTGATTCCGGACCGGTGAACTGGTCTAACTCTTCCAACCACAAGATACCGATATATCCAAATGGTACTTTTATGGATTTCACTTTTCCCGGATCATCTGCTCCACGGAAGTAAATCTTCTGGCCGGTACTCTTTCTGGTAATCTCCAGCGGGCTTACTGTTGCATCGAATTCTTCTGATAGTCCTAATGCATCAATCGCCCATTTCACTTGCTGGTATATAGAACCCCTCATTGTATCGGCAACCTGTCTCATAACTACCGCATGCATTTCCGGATTCTTCATGATCAGATCTATAATGTTCAGACTGACAAATGAGGACTTGGTACTTCCTCGTCCTCCTGGGAAAACATATTCTGTATGTCTCTGTTCCTGGATATCAAAAAGCACCGGTGCAAATACCGGTGCGACCATAGTGGCTGGAATTCCAGTGTATTCTTTTTCTGGCGGTGGCTCAGGCATTATTTTCTGAGTCTCCATCTGAAGCTTCTCTATCCTTGCCTTCTGCTCCGTGCTGGCAAGGTCCATGTGATCGGACAGCCACTGCATAGCTTTCATTCTGTCCGCAAGCTTAATACCTGCGCCGTCTCTTCCCTGTTTTACTTCAGCAATGATTGTACCGTCCACATTTGCAGAATCTTTGAATCTTGCAACATTCACTATTTTTGTGAGCGTTTTTTCTTTTCCAGTCTTTTCGTCTTTAATCTTTGCAGGTCCATACATTGTCATCACAGGAACTTCCTCTGTCCCGAATTCCATGTAATCTGTGATGTCCGAAAAGGCTATATCCATATACTTTTGAAATATATCTGCTTCGGATAGTAGCTCTCTGTTCAGCTTATTCTGCTTTAGGTTTTGGATTTCATTTTTTATCTTGACATTTCTTAACATCCTTGACCCACAATACATTGCAGTTTCATAACTGCAACCATAAGCTTTCTGATATGCTTTTGTTGCATTGAAACAACGCACATAGTATATGCAGAAAAGCCTTTGTTTTTCGGTCAATTCTGTATTTTCTGATAATTCTTCCATGCACTCTGTTTCTGCGTCTTTTTTCTGACTTTTTTCTGTCGTTTTTTGTGTGCACACTTTTTTACTTTTTGTGTGCACACTTTTTTTGCCGTCTCGCGACCATTGATACCTGCTTTTCCAGGATTTTACTGTATTGATTGTTACGCCATACTTTGCGGCGATGTCTTTGTACTTCATGCCGTTCAGATAGTCTGCATAGGCATGGTCTGAATTCGGCGCTGTAGCCAAGGATCACCACCTCTCATTCATTTTTTTATGTTAATGGCCATACGGGAATTGAACCCGTGACACATGGTTCGAAAACCATTGCTCTAACAACTGCGCTAATGGCCATTAGAAATGGCAGCAATCAATTGACTGCTGCCACCGTTCGTTTTCTTCTGTTGTTCCCATTTTTTTCAGTCGTGTCTGGGGTCGCGCCTGACTATTCTAAAGGAGGTCCGTAATGACTGTATCTTTCTCATCTTCTGGACGCTATCATATTAACACGGTTTTTTGTCCCGTGATTACCCTTTTTATATTTTTTTTGACAATAACCAGTAGAATCTTCTCCTCTGCTCATAATATACATTCTTGCAGCATGGCATACCCTTGGCATCTCTCAGATACCGATATGTAGCATAATCACTGGTGACTCCTTCCAGTATCCACTGATATAACTCCGCATCTGTCTCAATTGCGGTCTGCTCAATGGTCTTGCATTTCTGTTCGAGTTCCATGCGTTTGATTGCTAGCTGTTCTGTAGCACTTCCCTGTGGCTGGCTTCCTTGCCCTTCCTTGCCATACTCAATTGCCTTGACGGTATCTGTGAGCGTGGCAAGCTCTCTTCTCCATTCCTGATACTGCATACAGTGATGCTTGAGTTCCAGGAATCTGTGCTTGGAGATATTATATTTCTTTTCATTGATCGGTCTTGTGTCTGGCATATACTCCTCCTCTCCTTATAGCTGTTAGCAAGTCTTCCACTCCCTGGACGTATCCGTCTTTATATTCTGTAGCCTCTTTTATTTTCTGGCTACACTTTCTCTCTGCTTCATTTTGCAACTTATTTGCTCGTTCTTCTATCTGGTCATATTCTTTCTTGTCCATTGCAGCCTCCTAAATCTTATCTCCTATAAGCTTTTCTGTTATTTTCATGTATAAGTCTTTGTATACGTCTCTTTCTGCCGCGACTTTGATGATTTCATCCGTGTTTTCTGGTTGCGATAATTGCTTTTCCAATTCCTGCTGTTTATCAATCTCTTCCTTAATTCTGTTTCGAAGTCCATCATTTATTCTCTGTGCCTCACTCAGAGAATCTGTCAGCTCTTTCAGCTTTTCTGCCATAGTGTCGTCGCTTTCTGTGATTCCGAGTGATATGGATAACCCTTTGTTAATTTTCTCTATTTCCTCGTCCGTACAGGTGCGTATGAATCCATCAATTCTATCTTTGCTGACGCTTACAATCTGCTCGCAGAGTGCCGTAGATGGTAGATGGCATCTTACTTTTGCGTGTGTTGGCAGTGATTCATTTGGCTTTTCTACCAGATATGCCACTTCTACCATGTTCTGGCTTTCGTTAATGTCGTTGTTCGACACGATAACCGCCGGTCTACCTGTATCCTGATTTATTTTTTTGATGTAGAATATGTCTCCTCTATATATTTCCATTGTTTTTTTGCTCCCTTCTCCGTGTTTTTAATGGCTTGGAATGCTGTTGGATCATAATAACCAGCTCCATTTCTTTTTATGTTATCCATTTTCTACTCCTTATATGGTTCTGGAAGTGGTCTCCATGCTTCTACGGCTATTCCGAAGTCTTCACATGGTATGTCTTCGTTAAGATAGAATGTTCCTCCAATATCGTCTTCCTCGTATTTTCCGACGCCTAGAGTGCTAAAGCCTTCGCATGATATCAATACATATTCTCCAGTTTTCGGCAATCTTTCACTGCATGGAATCCACTGAGTTTCTTTCAGTACATGTATCCCCATTTCAATAGCATCTACTGTTTCCTCAGACCAGCCCCATTCAAGATGTTTCACCAATCTATCTATTGCTTGTTGATTATTCATCTTCGCCCTCCTTATACGGTTCCGGCAATGGCATCCAGGCAGCAATTACTTTTGTCGTATTTTCATAGATTCCTTGAAAGATTCCATTTCCCCAATATCTCGCCTCTGTTACTGTTCCGCTGTAAAAGCATACAATTACATTCGTGTTATCCTCCGGCAACCGCTCGCTGCATGGAATCCATCTTGTCTCTTCTACTACATTTTCCGGGTAATACTGCGGTAATCTGTCTATTACGCGTTCCATGCAGTTATAGCAAAATTCAACTAATTCCTTTTCCTGATAGCCTTCATAACACTTTTTGGTATCTTCCATATCTTCTTTTAATGCATCAATTACCATGTCTTTTCTAAGATATCCCATCTACTCTTTCTCCTTTCATAATATCCTTCGCTGATTTGCTATAGTAATGATTCTGTATCAATCTCATGTTCTTCTATCCGCTTTCCTATGTCTTTAATCCATTTGTATTCTTTTGAGCATAGGCTCCGGTCTGGAATAGGATATCTGCATGATGCCTTCGCGTTAGTGCATTCCCAACCATGGTCTGTTCTTTTTGCATATTCACAAGCCATTTCTGTCTCCTTTCCTTGATGGTACCTTTTTAAACGCTCCGGGGAGCTTAATGGTAGCATTTTGATAGCTCCGTGGTGTTTTTGTGGTATTTTCGTTCATTTTTGTTTATTTTCGTGGTAATTTGCCTTTGCTTCCCTGTATGTCCCTATATAAGCGGGGTTCTCCAAAACGCCCCGGAAATGTTATTGTTACTCTACTATGTTATTTTCCGATTGCGTCCTGAAGCGCTTTGTCTAAGCGATCAGATATGGCTGGTGCTTTCTTTTCTGATGCTTCAAGCATTTCTGCTGTAACCTCCCGTATACCGCCTAGTTCATGATTCTGTGAGTCTTCGTCCTGCCCTTTTCCCTCGCATTCTATGACCGCAAAATGAAAGTCGCATTCGTCACATACTACGGTTCCATCTCCGTAATATGCGTTTGTTCCCAGCACTGCTCTGCATAATGGACAATAGTTTATTCTACTATTGTCAGCAATTCCACTTATATATCCTCGCATCTGTATTTTCTCCTTATATTTTTTCTAGGTATTTCTCTATGTCGCCAAATTCAATCGCCATTTTAAATAGCACAATTTCATTGTCTAATATTGGTAATCCTGCCTGTAATTTTGTCAATACATTCCTAATCGGCGGTGTATACTTATCCGGTGCTTCAAAAATATATTGTCTGTGCCCTTCATGGTTGTTTGACATATTTGCGCGTTCAAAATTACCATTTGCATTTGTCATGGCGTAATTTAGTTCGTGGCATTCCAAGCAATATCCTATTTCCATTTTTTTCTCCTTCATGATTTCATGATTTTTTCACGTTTTCGTGAATCAGCTTCCACCGTGACCTTTGGTCTTCTTTCCAGTGATATGGTGCGAGCGTTCATTTGTGATTGCTTTCGCTCGCAATTGTTCACTGCTTGGAAAGCTGAACACTTCTGTGTGTCCTATCGCCTCACTAAGCATTTTCATGGCTGTTGTCACCTCTGCCTTAGAATTGTATCTTGTGACTTGGCAGCCCTTTCCTGTTGAAAAATCCGCTTTGATAGAGCATTCATCTGCGCCGATGTACAATGCTGTTACGTGTGCAAGGTTGATAAGCTGTGTGCTATCTTTACTGATAATGTACATATTATCTTCTCCCTAACTTGGTTTTTCCTTCATTGGCTTGCCTTTTTCGTAGACGGTGCAATTATCAGCGGTGCAGTAATGACTTCTGGAAAATTTGTGGAATGCTCCGTAATTACAGAAGCTGACGGGATATCTTGCACGCCATTTACAGGTCTTGCATTTTTTTCTGTCACCGTTCGAGCCTTTTGGTTTTTCTTTGGGTTTTGGCTTTGGTTCCCGCGGCTTTCTCTGTGTTGGGTCTCCACCCTCTCTTCGAATTCCGACTAATCCGTCTGCCGTAATTCTATATTGTACCTGCGTCTGGGTGAGCCCCATCTTTTCTGCTATCTTTCTATTGGTCAGCCCCTGTTTTACTAGAGACCTTAATAGCTCTTTGTCATATTCTTTCATGCAGCCATCTCCTTTCTCACTTTCCGGAATAACTTGGCTTTCTCAGCATGGTACCGGATCAGTTCCTCAACTGCTGCCATCTGCGCTACTTCTACCTGATGTTGTTCATAGATTTTCAAATCTATGCCCCACTCTTCACCGCCTTCGTAGAGAAGCCACCGGAAGTTTTTGTACGCGATATAAGCAAGCTTTTTCTCTCCGTCTACGAGATCAATCTGTGTCATGCTTTCCCGAATCCACTTCATAGCATCGCCTCCATATCCGCTGCGCGTCCTTCCCATTTATCTGCTTGTCTCTTGCAGTAATCTATAATGGTCTCAACTGCTGCCATCTGTACCGGTTCAATGTCTAACTTGCCGAAGCCTTCCATTTCTCTAATACACGAAAGTCTTGGAAATAGGCTCATCCGATACCATAACCCCCAGCACAGCTCCACTTCATCCCAGATCAATGCTGCGATTTTTTCGTCTTCTTGATATAATTCCAGACATTCGTCCGATTTAATGGACCACATTTCTTTCTGCGCCTCCTTGCTACTATCATCTTGTTTCGGTCGTCAATATAATAATCTGCATAGACCTTCCGACAGTTGTTCTTATATTTGTTCTTATTTTCTGGAATATTGTCATTGACTGCATCAAACTCCAATCCATTCGCCCTGCAGTATATGACTGCTTCCTGTAATAGATCTCCCTCCCTACATGTCCAGAGTATAATCTTGTCTCCGGACTGCTGCCGTTTGATCAGAAATTGGAATAATTCTGTATTGGGTTCTCCCAGTTTCGGATATTCTGCTGTATTTAATGTGCCGTCGAAATCTACGGCATATATTTTGTTCATGTGTCTCCTTTCTCCTCCGGCTCCACCGGCCGGAGGGAATCTATGGTTGATAGTGTCATGTGATACACTATTGGTGCTGTAATTTTCTTACTCTTTTCGTTGGTAGTACTGCAAATTCTCCCGTATCTTCCAGCCATACTGTGACGGTATCTGCCAGGTGTTCTTTCTCGAACACGATTCCCATGCGTTCTTTCTCTTCTCCCATCAGAATGCATTTTACATATTCGCCCTTGTAGAAATCCCTGGAGCTTTCGTCTTTCCTAAGGCTAGAGGTAATTTTTGTAGGCAATATTCATCCACTCCTCTCGTGTGTGATCCTGTTCGTATGCTTCCTGTAGATAGGCGCATAATCTTTCACGGGTTGCACGGCAATTATGTACAGCGTCTTTGCCTTCCTTGTGGTGTCTTCTGCATAGGTAGACTTTTATTCCAGCTCCTTCGCTACGTTTCCTTCCTCCGCCTCCAAACACTACATGATGGCATTCCGTGTACTGGTGGGTATAGTTTCCTCCCTCTCTTGCGCACAGATAGCAGATTCCCGGTTCTGTTGCTACGATCGGTTTTGGATGCTTCTGCCTTTTTTTCTTTTTCATTCCCATTGTTTTGGGGAACATCAAGCCATCAGTCATTATCCTCGTCCTTTCTGTAGTATTCGTGCGTTCCGTCCAGTACCTGTTCCTCTTGCTCGGTGTCGAAGAACCATCCAAACATCTTAAATACTCTGTAGCACTCTAAGAGGATTCCTCCATTTTCCTTGTCGTATCTAAGGCTGTAATCCCACGGCTCTTTCTCGCTCATTCTCATGTGTAATAATATGAGCATCTGCTCCATGATGCTTAGTTTTTGTATTTTTTCATTCGCTTCTGCCTTTTCTTCATCGTTGCAGTCCCAATCGTTCTTTTCAGTGAAATATTTTATAAAAAGACTTTTGTATACCCCTCCCATCTCTACCAGTAGTACCCAGCACATGTTCTTTACCAACTCTTCGTTCGGTTTTGCTGCTTTCCCGGCAATAATGTCCAGAATTAATTGTTTACGCCTTTCTGTGCTCACTCTTGTGATTTCCTTAAGTTCTTTTTTTCTGGCTTTTCGTTCTTTTTCTTCCTTTTCTCTTCGTTCTTCTGCTCTTGTCTGCTTTTTTATAACTTTTTCCACAATTCTGATACGCTGATACTGAGTTATCCAATATTTCCCTTCTGTATCTAGAATGTCAATATCATCATCTTTGTTTAGGTCGCATTCAGCCACTGTCTTCCATGATCCTGTCCAAATGCCGTTTTCTGCTTCCTTTGGAGCTTTCTTGATGCCTGCTACCTCCAGCTTTTCTATAATCGCTGTCTCTTTTGCTTTTCTCTTTTCGTCTGCTACTGCGCTTCTGGCGCGTGTTGCCAAGTCCGTGGAGCTGTAGGAAGCTCTTAAGATTTCGTTTCTCTTCTCTACTGATTTTATTTTTTCCAATTCATACAGGTCTTTTAATGTTAACTGAAATCCCTCATCATCGTTCTTTTCTTTCAGGATGGATTTGTCCAGCTTGGCAATGTTAACTCTATGGCGGACTGTGCTCTCACTGAATCCGGTCTTATTTGCAATGTCTTCCACAGTGTCTCCAAGATCTAGCATCATCTGGAAGCCTTCTGCCTGCTCCGGAATCGTAAGGTCTACGCGCTGCATATTCTCGGTAAGCATGGTTCCAACCTGTTCCTTGTAGCTCATACCGGTAATAATACGGCAAGGATACTCTGTGACTGCTGCCATCTTCCCTGCGGAATAACGTCGGTGACCGATCAGAAGCGTATATTCTTCCTCGTGGAATCCTCTCTTGTTGTCCCAGTATCCCGGAATGACGGTTAAGTTTTGCATAATGCCATTTTGTCTGATGGACTCAGCAAGCTCTGTAAGGTCTCCTAAGTCTTTTCTTGGGTTATCCGGATGCTCATGTATCTGATCAGCCGGTATGTATATTAATTTGTCCATTCTTTCTCCTTTCAGGTTAGATATTTCTATCTGACCATCACATTCATAATTTTCAAATACGTCCAATCCCATTCATATAATCCTCTATCGTCATTTGTTTTGGCGGAATGTCTTCCCAACCCACGCCGATATAATCCAGTACCTTTCCCCAACCAAACTTCTCTCCGGTCTTCGGATTGGTGCAGCACTTATACATCCAAAATTCCCACTCTTTTTCATTGCGTTCCCTGAGCCTATCAAATCTGTGTGGACGTTTTTCCAAGTGGATTCCAAAACCACACATACTACAGCCTGTACGCTGTGCTCCTGTTGTGTATAGATCGCCATTGTCTTTTCTGGCAATCTCTCCGTATATTTCCGGAATAATGCTGTCTACCGGAACATATTCTTTTAGTGTTCCGTCTGCATTCTTCCCATAAGGCTGTTCGTGGAAAAGTGTTTCAAAAACATCTAAGTGTTCGTGATACCATTTGTCCATTTCCATTGCTAGCTGGAGAAGATCTTGCCTTAAAAATATGGCAAACGGTGCCGACCGGATTACTCCTTTTCCGTAGTAGTTGCAACCATGTTCTATCAGTGATTCTTCACGTTGACCGCCTTCAACTGCCATTAATCCTAAATACGGATAGCTTTTATGTATTTTCGCCCAGTCATCACATGGCTTTTCTTTTAACCAATAGCAACACTCGTTGCTGACCTTAATTTCTTCGTCTGGCTTTCCATAATGGACATTTTCATTCTCATTTTCGTATCCTCCGAACAATTTGAGCCATTTCTGAGGGAGCTGCATTCTACTATTCTTGGCATAGTGTCCCTGTTCCCCGCATTCACCGGTTATAATGGCATGCCGGACCGTCTTATTGTTTTCCGTTGGATTCTGCAAAGTGTTGATTCTTCCAGCGATCTTTTTGGAAATTACCGGGAATCCGACTTCATTCAGTACTTGAACTTTGGTTTTGTATGGTTTTACAACTTCAAGTCCCAGCGCTTTGTGCACTTTCTGAATACTTTTGTCTTCCAGTATCGATACGGAAATTCCTGGTACGTCAATTCCGATACTTTTGAGCCATATGTATAGCACAATGCTGTCCAATCCGCCTACACTTACATGACACCCGAATCCCCTGTCAGTCATCTCTTCTTGGAATGCCTTTGCCATATGTGCCTGGCGCCACAGTTTTTCTTGATAGGTTAGATTCTGAAGTTTTGTAAATGCAGCTCTTTTCTCTATCTTTTGCTGTCTCCACTCTTCTCGTGTTAAGTCGTTACTGCTCATTTATCCTCCTTCGCCATTTCAATCCCGTAACTCGCCGCGTCATGAATTAATCTTTCTCTCCTTTTCATTTCCGTGTCCAGCCATTCGCTATAGCTGTGTCTTCCTTCTTCTGCTACAATTAACTGCCCTCTTGTACGCACATAGACCTCTTCCCATAACTCTGCATGCTTGATCGGCTCTCCCCTGGCATTCAAATAGTTATTGCCCGCCCATTTCTCTAACTGGGTGCCGAGCATGTTCATGACGAAGCGGTCTTCTGTGTGGATATGGACTTCACAGCTCTGATTAAGCCTGTCCAGTGCGTCAGACAATGACCTTAATGTCGCCTCGTGATATGTACCGAATATATGCCCGAATCCGTTTACAGTTTTCTCCTCACCGTTCTTGATGCAGGCGACCACGTAACCGTGCCACCTTTCGTCTTTACTAAGGCTGGCGGTGCTTTGGGCGAGATAAATATCTACTTTGTACATGCCTGTTCCTCCAGTTCTCTCACCTTGTCTCTTGTAAGCTCCGTTGCGACTAAAATAGCATGATTTGCAAACTCTTCACACGGTTCAAACTTTAAAATGTCCGGTTTTCCTTCCAGCTCAATCTTTTTGTTGTATACATTGCAATATTCTTCTACACGATAGCGGTCCACCATGTATTTTTTTCTTTCCGTATCTGCTTCGATGCGGTCTCTCATGACCATGACCGCTTTCGCGATTGCCATATCTGCTAATGCTCTTGTGTCCAGTACCGGCTCCATACCATGTTCCTTGTTCCAGGCGTTATACACGCGCCCAAACTCTTTCAAAAGCGTCTCATTCACTTCAACTTTCACTTTAAATCCTCCTGTTCAATCGTATTTGCGTGACTCTCCTGTATTTGTAGCCTGTTTTCGGGTTTATGCCCTCCCAGATGCGTGCTATGTAATAGCCTTTCTTTGGTTTGACTTCTTTCTTCCACCTTACAAGCTTGTCCACGTGAGGCTCTGGGAGTGGCATATTCTTGGAAGTGTTGTAACTGGCTTCCCGGAGTCTTGGTTTTCCCGGTGTGCCGTCGGCTTTTGTCTCTACGGAATGTTCGTCTTTTGTGATATAACTGGCAAGACTGGTGAAATCTTCATCATAGAATTTCGATTTCTTGATTTCTGTCAGCCATGTTCCTCCCTTGGTCCATGCCTTTTCTACGATGCTGGCTGAATCTCCTATTTCATTTACGACCAAGTGGATGTGCCAGGCTCCCTTTGTTCCGCGCTCTATGTTACGAATCCAGAATAAGGACTTCCCTCTTTTCTTGTATTCCCTTCGTACCTTCCGAAGTGCTACCTGAAAATCCTTCAGGGCCGACTCCATATCTGGTGGTCTTGCCTCCACCCGGTATGTCCAGGTGAGTAATAGGTCTCCCGGTGAGAAATAACACAATAACCTCTGACGGCATCTCTTCTCTTTATTCCATTTATTTACCCGAATCATATCTTCCGGTGTTGCTTTTCTTCTTTTTAACCGCTTCCCTCCAGGGTCTCCATACTTCCCGTCATGGTATTCTTCTATGTCCAGGATATCTCCCTTTCTGAAACGGTATTCCTTTCTCTTTATAGCCATGGTTTAGTCCTATCTTTAATATCTTTATCGAGATTGGAAAACGGGGCGAAATCCCCGTGTTTCCTTGACTTTTTCACCCCGTTCAGCTATACTATAATTGTTTTTCAGATAGCAGAATCTTTCGAGGAATCGGAAGGGCGAAAAGGAATTTGTCGTTAGCAGATTCCTTTTTTCTTTTTCTATGCATATCTTGTCACCTTATTGACTATGTAAGCTGCTGTAACGATGATTAATCCGGCCACAATTCTAGTAGCTCCCGGAAGTAATGCCGGACTACTGTTGGCCATTCGGCTTACAGCTACCCATGTAGCTGCCATTCCAACAACTCCAATGGTCTCTGTTATCATTCGGACGGCTTTACGGATTCGCATTTTTCTTTTGTGTGCTTTTATTCCCGCCATTTCTACACCACCTCTCATATTCCTTTTTCAGTCCTGCACTTTCAATCAAGCGCTCCAGTTCCTGAAGTCTTATACTCTCCGCGTATCTTCCTACCTGGCACAACTCCATGGATTTGCATAACTTTTTCTGATTTCTGGCTCTTTGAAACAATATCTCCTTTAGGTTCACTACATTACACCAACTCTCTGTTGCACTGCTTTCTGCTGCATCTGAATGTCTTTCTGTCTCCATGCTTCAAATGCTTCCGTATCGTAATAGTACGGACTGTTTTTGATTTTTGGGTTGTCCTGCCAGGCAAATGTCTGCCCTGGTGTTGCAAATGCTCTTCTCAGATACGTCTCCGAAAATCCCATTTTTATTAGATCTGGTCTGGACATAATTTTCTTTGGATACTTCATATCCGTCACCTCTTTCTATATTGACTTTTCTTCTTGTCCCTCCTGTTCTTTTATTACAGGCTCCCGCCAGAGCCGAGTACGCAAGAAAGGAGAGTTTTATGTTTCGAAATGATCATTTAATTGAAAAAACTGTCGAGATTACCGTTGCTAAATTATCTAATACGTCAACTCCAACAAATGAATCGAACGGCAAGAATGTCGCTGAATTCATGCAGGAAATCTACGACAAATTAGTCGAACTTAACAAGGAAGACTAGCCAAGCCTGGCTCTGGCAGTTATCAACTCTGCCAGAGCTTTGGTTAATTCTGTCAGTTCGTTTACCTCATAGCTTTCTTTGCAATTTTCTGTTTTTTTCTGTATGAGTTTACACAGGTCGTCTATTGTCCTTTCTACTTCTTTCACCCTTCCTGCCTCCTTATGCACTCTTATCTTCTTTAATAGATGCGCATGCAGCAAATCCTTTTAAAAATATTTCCGCATCTTTTTTTCTTGTTTTTGGTACTTTTACCAAAATTTCTGCAAATTCTGCTGCATCTTCTCTTATTTCATTGATTTGCATTTTCCCTTTGTCCTCCATTTGTTTTCCTCCTTTCTTGTGTTCCGTTGGTATCATTATATGTTCCATTGTCACATATGTCAACATATTTTTTCTTTTTTGTTGACATCGGTACGTTATTGCGATATACTCGCATTAAAGGTGGTGAGAATAAAATTGAATGAACGATTATTAACGCTTAGAACTGTGTATCTGAAATTAAGTCAAGAAGAATTCGGCAATAAAATAGGTGTTACACGCGCCGCCGTCTCTCGTTATGAAAATGGCGATAGAAAAGTATCGGAACCAATACTGTTATCTATTTGCAGAACTTTTCATGTTAATTACTATTGGTTGGTCAATGGTGATGGAGATCCATTTGTTGATACTCCTGAATCTGTTATCGATGAAATTGCTGAAGAATATGAGCTTGATGATATTGATAGAAAAATGTTGGAAAAATACTTGTCACTTTCTCAAGAACAACGGCGTGTAATCAAGGATTACTTCCGAAGTGTATTTACCTAAAAAAAGAACAGGTTATTCACCTGTTCTTTGGATAAAGAATCTATGTACATAGGCATAAATTCTCTTTAATTGTGAAATGTCGTCAATTTTTTCGATCATTTCAATAATGTGCTTCTTACATGTTTCTTTGTCCATACTGCGTACCTCCTCTTAGAGCATACATCCGAAATTCCTTGATTGAATCTTATCACTATTAGATTTTGTTTTCAATGGTTTTTCGAACATTTGTTCTATTTTATCTTTTATGTGTTCTTCTATTAATAAAGACACATGATTTATAGGAAACTGTTGGAAATGGTTGGAATCGTCCCAGATGTGGGACACTTATTGAATATCGGATTTGAAAAGGTCCGTAACTTTCAGATGAAGACCTTTTGCAAGCTGCTCCACAGTATCTAAGGTTGGAGATACTTGTCCATTAACGATTCTGTTTATTGTGGATTTGGACACTCCGGTCATGATAGATACCTGGCGCACAGAAAGATTTTTGTCATACATAATTTGCTCCAGTAATACTTTCATAGCTTTTATTATATAGCATGTAGCTTGATATGTATTCTGGAAAATATTTGTATATTCGCCTATGGCGTTTATATATAAACTTACTTATACTTATTTCATTCTCTTTTTAAGGAGTACAATATGAGAAAAAGAATTGTATCAAGTCTCCTTGTATTATTGGTTCTTTCAACCATAAGCGCATGTGGGGCAAAAACTCAAAAAACTGAATATAATATTGACACCCTAGGGCCTATTTATAAAAAAGCTTATGATTCTTTTTTGAAGGTTAGCGAGGATTTTGAAAGCGAAGACATTAATTCTGAAAAGGGGCAAGATCTCTTTAAAAAATGCTCAAAGGAAGCTGGTCTTCCATATAATCAAGAAATTACCCTTACTGGTTTTAAAAATGAATCATATTCTGGATTCACTTTAGTTTCATCTGACGATAAATATGAAATTCCTTGTGTTTTTCCTGATGGTAGCCCAGATCTTAGTCTTTTTATTGACCATGGAGCCAAAGTCACCTTAACTGGAACTATATCTAAAGGGGATAAATATGGTTTTATAACTGTTTCAGAAATATCCACTCCTAAAGAAATAACCCCTGAATTCAATTCCAACATTGAACAGGCTCTTTCTTCCGGATTGGAACACCCGATTGTTCATGGGACCGTTTTAAGTGTTAATTCGTTAGATGATATTGAAAATTTGTTCACTCTTCTTTGTCCTGATCAATATGAACATAGCGCATATTACTTTGATACTGTCGTTTGTGTAACCGATGATAACAAAGATAAGTCTGTTTATTTAGGCTATGATCCAACCGTTTGGGGCGAAATTGAAGTCGGAGATAAAATTGTTTTTGAAGGTAGCTTTAATTTTATAGTCAAAAACTCTAATGAGCCATCTTTTGGCTATATGAGTAACGTTTACGATATTTATATTTTTGACAAATAACTAAAAACCGCCCTTGCTGGTTACAAGGACGGTTGATGAATACTATACGTGCTGTGCACGATACAATACTCTGTGGCAAGAATATTGTATCACAAATCCACGGCACCGTATAGGTGTATTTTTTATACTCATTTTTAGGAGGTTGGTGTTATGGCTAGTAAAAAATATAAACTCGGTGCAGATGGATATTATCAGACTAAGGTTTGGGATGGGACGTACAACGCTAACGGCAGTAAGCATCGTGTATCACTCAGGAGTGATAAAAGCAGCCGGGATCTGGAACGTCAGGTTGCAGCTATGAAAGCTCAAATTGAATCCAGGAACTATGTGAGGAATACGGATATATTGTTCATAGACTATTCCCGAAGCTGGCTGAATGTGTATAAGTCCAGGCGCTCCAATAATACCAAGCGCATGTATGAGAATATTATTGAAAAGCACTTCACGGCTCTTAATGCGTTAAAGCTAAAAGATGTGGAGCGTATTCACATTGAAACTTTATTAGCAAATGCGGAGGATAAGAGACGTACTCAACAGCAGATTTTGTTGACCTTTTCCGCGGTCCTGAAGTCTGCAGTGTCTGACAAGCTCCTGGCTGCTAACGTGGCTGATGATATTCTCAGGAATACCGACAAGATAAAATATAAGCCGAGTGAAAAACGTCCTCTGACACCAGCTGAAAAGAAAGCCGTCTTTGATGCGACTTATAAATATGATTCTGATCAGGCTTATGTGTATCTGATATATGGATGTGGATTGAGACGTGAGGAATGCGTGGCACTTACGATATTTGACTTTAATTTTAAAAAGCGTGAAGTTTCCGTCAGCAAAGCCTATGAGTATATTACGAATACTCCCGGTGTTAAGGATCCGAAGAGTGCTAATGGAATCCGTACCATTCCAATACCTTCCAAGATCCTCCCTGTGGTCCAGAGCTATGTAGAGAGTGTCAAGCATTCCGGCCGGACTCAGCTATTTGTGACCATGCGAGATAAGAAGCCTCTGACTAAGAGTGCTTATGATAAAATGTGGAAGAGAATCTTGGAATCGATGCAGGCTGTGTGTAAAGAAGATATCGTTGGATTGACCGGGCATGTGTTCCGGCACAACTATTGTTCATCCTTATGCTATCAGATTCCTCGTGTATCCATCAAAAGGATTGCACAGCTCCTTGGTGATACAGAGGCTATGGTTATGAATGTGTACTCACATATTCTGGCCGAACGTGAAGATGTAGAGAGCGCTGTGAATGATGCGATTAATTTTTAAGAGTGTGAGATTTTTTTATCTCATACTCTTTTTTTCTGAGACATCTTTGAGACATCTTGTTTTTCTGAGGCACTTTTGAGACATTTACTTTGTATTATTTTCACCTACTTTGACCTATTCACAAAACACGAAAAAACCCCGCAAACCCTTGAAATCATTGGGTTTACGGGGATTCTATTCAGTGAGCGTGCGGGGATTCGAACCCCGGACAACTTGATTAAAAGTCAAGTGCTC